GCGAGAAAGACTTTAAGGCGAAGCATAAAATGACTGTAACTAAGCACCCTGTTGCTGGCGATCATCAATTTGATGGCGACCGTGCTGAAATTACTGAAGAAAAGTACCTGAACCAAAAAGGTACTGGCGAGTCTGATGACGGATACGCTGATGCTGGTCTCTTTGATAAATCAGCGGCAACTAAGCTCGCAAAAAAGCATAAAGGTAAGGCTGTGAAAGACGCTGGCGGCAAATTCCTAGTACAACTAGGCGAAGAGCTTACTGAAGGCAAAGTTGTTGATCAGTTAAACGATATCGTTAAAAAAAAAGCAGCCAAGAAAGTTAAGTTCGCCAACGGCAAGAGCGAAGAACTTGATATGACAACTGCGTCAGCACTACTAAATATGTTAACAAAGTTGAAGCCAGCTAATAAGGCAAAGGCTGAAAAGATGTTGGAGAAGTCGCCCGAGGGCATGTTTCAACTATTAGACGTTGCGTTTGGAGGTAAGTAATGAAAGTATTAGGAAATGCCGTAACGCTATCACCGACTGTTACTAAGTTGGATGATGCTGCAGCTGCGTTTATCACAAATACATCTGATACCGTAACAGCAGTTTCATTAAGAAATGCTGCTGATGACACCACCACCGGCTCAGTGTTTGTTGGTGCAAAGCAAAGCATAATTCTAAAGTTGGGAGCCGGTCAAGGTGTTCGTGCTTCAACTGACTTTAAAGGCACGCCAATCGCGTGCGCAGGATACTAAGGGAAAAAACAATGTCAATGAAACTAATCTGCGAAGTAAATGAAGATATTAATTATCTGACAGAAGCCAAAGACGACAGCGGTAAGAAGTCTTATTTCATCGAAGGCGTATTCCTGCAGGGCGATATCAAGAACCGTAATGGTCGTGTTTATCCGGCAGAAGTTTTAGATAAAGAAATAAACCGATACGTGAAGGAATATGTTGAAAAGAACCGTGCGTACGGCGAGCTTGGGCATCCACAAGGTCCATCTATAAATTTAGAACGTGTATCTCACATGATAACAGAGTTGAAGCGTGATGGCTCAAACTTTATGGGACGTGCTAAGATTATGACTGAAACTCCATACGGCGCTATTGTTAAGTCGCTTATGGATGAGGGTGCGCAATTAGGTGTATCTTCACGTGGTATGGGTACAGTCAAACAGAATGGGAAAGGCGTAGCGGAAGTGCAAAATGACTTCTACTTGGCAACGGCAGCTGACATTGTAGCAGACCCATCTGCTCCAGATGCATTTGTCCAGGGTATCATGGAAGGTAAAGAGTGGGTTTGGGCGAACGGAATCATCCGTGAAGCTACCATAGCCGATTATAAGCATGAAATAACTAAAGCGTCTCGTGGCGAGCTTGAAGAAGCTAAATTGCGAGTGTTTGAACACTTCATGTCTAAGTTGTAAGTTTTTATAAATACACGTGTTAAACTAATTAATATTGTACAGGAGAACTCCGATGTCTGAACAGGACTTAAAAGAGCTAGATGATACTATTGCTGAAGAGCAAGAAATCGTTGAAGCTTCGGCGGAAAAAGAAGTTGATGGTGATGCCGCTGCTGATGAAGTAGCTGCCACCGTTAAGAAATCCGCACCAAAACAAGCGCAAGCGCCTAAGACCAAGTCTGGCATGATTAATGCTATGCTAGACGCAGTTAAAGGCAAGAAAAAAGATGACCTAGCCGCTTCATATGAGTCAATTATGGCTGCATGTAAGGTTGAGGGCTTTGAAGCTCAAACCGAAGAAGTGTCTGAAACTACTCAATCCATTAAGGAAATTCGTCAGATTAGCTCTGAAGATATTTCTGTAGCTGAAGACGTAGAAGCTATGTTTGGCGGCCAAGATCTTTCCGAAGATTTTACTGCTAAAGCAACTACTATCTTTGAAGCTGCTGTAGTTTCAAAGGTAAATGAAATCCTAGAGTCAGTTACCGTTGACTTCGAAAGCGATCTTGAAGCTGAGAAAGTTCAAATTGCTGAAGCTATCTCTGAGCAAGTAGACTCGTATCTTGAGTATGTTGCTGAAGAGTGGATGAAGGAAAACCAACTGGCTGTTGAGCAAGGTATCCGTTCTGAGATTGTTGAGAACTTCATGACTGGCCTTCGTGGTCTGTTCACTGAAAACTACATCGATATCCCAGAAGAGAAAGTCGACCTCGTTGATGAGTTAGCTTCTAAGGTTACTGAACTCGAATCTTCTGTAAATGAAGAGATGGAAAGAAACATCGTACTTCGTAAGGAATTGGTAGAGGCTAAGAAAACAGCTATCCTATCATCTGCTTGTGAAGATATTACTGAAAGTCAAGCTGCTAAGTTGGCATCTCTATCTGAAGGCGTCGAGTTTGACGATGTAGATAGCTATACTGCTAAGCTTGATACTCTGAAGGAAAGCTACTTCCCAAAAGAAGAAGCAATTACTGAAGAAGTAATCGATGACGAACCTCTTGAGCTGACTGAAGAGGTAGCGCCAAATGCTAACCCTAGCATGAACGCATACTTGAATGCCATTTCAAAAAGCATTAAAAAGTAACATTTTATAAATAAACTGTAATAATAAAAAGGTCTTATTTAAGGAGAACCTATAATGTATCAAACTGACGAACTTCAAAAGAAGTGGCAACCTGTATTAGAGCACACCGATCTTCCCTCGATCGCTGACGCTCACAAACGCTCTACAGTCGCCACATTGTTAGAAAACCAAGAACGTGCTGCAATGGAACAAGCATCTTATAGCGGTGGCGCATTTAGCCCATCACTGTTGGGTGAAGCAGCTCCAACTAACGCCATGGGCGCTTCAAGCTCTGTTGCTGCTGACGGTGCTGTCGATACTTTCGACCCAGTACTAATCAGCTTAGTGCGCCGCTCTATGCCCAACCTTATCGCTTATGATATTGCTGGTGTACAGCCAATGACTGGACCTACTGGTCTGATCTTTGCTATGCGTTCACGCTATAGCGGCCAGACTGGCGCTGAAGCATTATTCCCTGAAGCTGATACTGGCTTCTCTGGTTCTGCTGCTGGTAACACTGCTAGTCAAACTGTAATTGACGGTTCAGGCGCTCAGACTGGTACTGATCCTTCTGATCGTGCTTCTGGCTCTGGCTACACAGTTGGTCAAGGTATGTCTACTGCTGACTCTGAGAAATTAGGCGACACTGCTAATAACTCTTTCCAGGAAATGGCATTCTCAATCGAGAAAGTAGCTGTAACTGCTGTAAGCCGTGCGCTGAAAGCTGAGTACACTATGGAACTGGCTCAAGACCTGAAAGCTGTACACGGTCTAGACGCTGAACAGGAACTGAGCAATATTCTTTCTACAGAAATTCTGTCTGAAATTAACCGCGAAGTTATCCGTACTATCAACTACACCGCTTCTGCTGGTGCTCAGGACAATACCACTACTCAGGGTACTTTCGATCTGGACACTGACTCTAACGGTCGCTGGTCTGTTGAGAAGTTCAAAGGTCTTATGTTCCAAATCGAGCGTGATGCTAACGCAATTGCTAAAGCAACTCGTCGCGGTAAGGGTAACGTAATGATCACTTCTTCTGACGTTGCTTCTGCTCTTCAGATGGCTGGTGTTCTTGATTACACTCCTGCTCTTAGTAATAACCTACAAGTAGATGATACTGGTAACACTTTTGCTGGTGTATTGAACGGTCGTATCAAAGTATACATCGATCCTTACTTCTCAGATGCTACCAACAACTACTACACAATTGGCTACAAAGGAACTAGCGCGTTTGACGCTGGCTTGTTCTACTGCCCATATGTACCTCTCCAAATGGTACGTGCGGTTGGTGAGAATACCTTCCAGCCTAAGATCGGCTTTAAGACTCGTTATGGTATGGTTGCTAACCCATTCGCTACCTCTGGTGCTGATGGCGCAGTTAACTTTGCTAATAAGAACTCTTACTACCGTCTGGTTAAAGTTGCTAACCTTATGTAAGATAAAAACTAGATCTGTTTTAACAGACGTTTTAAGGGGTGGCTTCGGCTGCCCCTTTTTTTATGCGTATAAATAAGTATGAAAATGGAGTTGGCTAACCGTATCAAGTGGTACGCGCAGCATAGGTGGATGAAGCGTCCTAGAAGGAACCCACAGTCGGAATTACACAATAGAGGATAATACTATGCGCATTGTATTTGCAGCATTAATCCTCACCAGTTTGATTGGATGTTCATCAATTGACGGCGTTTACGCTGGCACCAAAACTATTGTTGGCGGTGTTGTTAAAGATGTAACTGACATTACTACTGGCACCCTCGACACAGTATCTGGTGTTGTTAAGGATGTCAGTGAAAAGACTACTGGTGGGAACGAATAAATAGGTATAGGATTTGATCGGCAAGGATGCCTTTAAACAGGATTAGTATATGGCTACACAAAGTACACAACCAGACAATAAGAGTTTCCTATCACCAATAGGATTCAAGTTCGCATGCAATAGATTGCCGCATGTAAACTATTTCTGTACTTCTGCTACCATACCCGACATCAGTTTGGGCGAGACCTCTGCTGTTGATAATCCATTCATCCAGATCCCCGTTCCTGGAGATAAGTTGACGTTCGGTCAGCTTGACCTGACATTCCGTGTCGATGAAGACATGAAGAATTTTCAAGAGATATATGACTGGTTAATCTCATTGGGCTATCCTGACAACTTTGGCCAGCGTAGGAATATCGGAAGAACCCAAACGTCAGTTGGTGACGTATACTCTGACGGTTCTTTGATGATTATGACCGGCAACATGACCCCCAACATTGAGGTTGCGTTTACTGACATGTACCCTGCCACCCTCACATCCCTAGAGTTTGATATCGAACAGACTGATATTGAATATCTCAAAGCAACCGTTTCATTCAAATATAGGAAATACAGTATCACGAAACTTGCTTAATTTTATTATTGTTATTATGGAGAGTTAGATTTGAATATTGAAAGTATAGTTAAAGAGTGGGATAAAGACTGTAAGATTGATGAAACAGAACTTGGGCGCGAAAGTACCAAGATTCCTGTAGTTCATAACAAATACATTAAGATATTTATGGGCGAGCGTATCGCCATGTACAAACTCAGAGCAGAATCCAAGCGAGTTCGTAAGACTTTGATCGAATACTATATGGGCGAGCTTGATGATGATGAGCTGAGCGATCTTGGCCGTGACCAATTCTTTAAGAGGTTATTGAAGAATGAGGTGGACGCCTATATAGAATCAGATGAATTAATGATTGAAACTAATTTGAAGCTGGGGTTACAAGAAGAGAAGATCTCTTACCTCGAAGCGATTATCAGAAATATCAATAATCGAGGATTTCAAATTAAGAGTGCAATTGATTGGGCTAAATTTACTACAGGTTAATGATGGAAGAAATTCACCTATACAAGAAGAATGAAGTTTATCTCAAGGTAGAATGCGACCGTGGGATGGCTATGGAACTATCTGGCTATTTTGAGTTTGAGGTTCCTGGCGCTTCGTTCATACCTTCAGTCCGAGCTAAGATGTGGGACGGGAAGATTCGTTTGTTTAATGTCAATACAATGCAGATATATGTTGGGTTGATACAACGGATAAAGAAGTTTGCTGAAGATCGAGACTATAAGGTAGTTGTTCATGATGGCCTTGAAGATACAATAGATATTCCGCTGAATGGGCTTGAGAAGTTTCTTACCGCTGGTGAGTTCAAACCTCGGGACTATCAGCTAAGAGCAGTTGCTCACGCAGTTCGCAATCACAGAGCGTTAATCCTGTCACCTACTGCTTCTGGTAAGTCATTCATTATCTACTGCTTATTGAAGTATTATCTAAGGAAGGAATGTAAGAAGGCGCTGGTAATCGTACCAACTACTTCATTAGTGAGCCAATTGAACTCAGACTTCAAAGACTATTCATCATCACTACAGTTCTATTATACCTACTTAGTGACTGCAGGTCAAGAGAAATCGAACGATAAAGCGAAAATAATTATCAGTACTTGGCAATCCATCTACAAACAGCCAAAGTCATACTTCGATCAGTTCGATATCATCATAGGTGACGAAGCTCACCTTTTCAAAGCCAACTCACTTACCAAGATCATGGAGAAGATGACTGATTGTAAGTATCGGTTTGGGTTTACAGGAACACTCGATGAGTCAGTGACAAACAAACTTGTATTAGAGGGTTTATTTGGTCCAGTTATGCGGGTTATTACCACTAAAGAGCTGATAGAGAACAAGACGCTCGCTGAGTTTAGGATTAAGTGCCTTGTCCTAAAGTATGGTGATTCCACCAAGAAGCAAGTAGCAAGATCAACATACCAACAAGAAATGGACTTTCTAGTCTCTCACGAAAAGCGGAACGCTTTTATAAAGAACTTGACTTTAACAAGAAAAGGGAATACACTAGTATTATTCCAGTATGTTAAGAAACACGGTGAGCCTCTGTATGAACAGATAAGCAAGGAGGCAGCTGACGGAAGAAGGGTATTCTTTGTGTATGGTGGAGTTGACGCTGTCACAAGGGAAGAAGTTAGGGCAATAACGGAGAAAGAAAATGACGCAATTATTATCGCATCTTATGGTACCTTTTCAACAGGGATTAATATTAGAAACTTACATAATGTCATCTTTGCCAGTCCTAGCAAGTCTAGGATCCGCAATCTCCAATCTATAGGTCGTGGGTTAAGGAAAGGTGACAACAAGAAGAGCGCAACTCTATATGATATTTCAGATGACCTTTGTCATAAATCATGGAAAAATCATACGTTGAAGCATTTTGCTGTTAGAGTCAAGATGTATAACGAAGAAGAATTTGAGTATAAAATATATAATATAGGAATTGAGAATGAAGATTAATGTTCAGCTAGAATTAGATACTGAGAACGAGCGTGATATGCTTGCTGTTGAGGAATTCGTAGAAATCATTGAGCAGATCCGTGAACATACTGAGCACGAGCGAGAGAGGGTGAGCACATATGAAAGTTAGTATGATCAAGTTAGTCAGCGGCGAGACTCTTCTGGCTGAATTCATCGATGATGGTAATTGGGAGTTGTCAATTAATAACCCAGTTGAAGTTATCATCAAGATGGGAAACGCTTCTCCTATCCTTATGTCGCATATATGGATGCCTTTGTCTGAGTGGGATAACTATTTTAGTATTCGCCATGAGCATATTATTTTAGAGAAAAAGGTTGACGAAGACATGATTTCGTACTATAATAACTGTATAGATACCATACATGAAAACATGACTTCTGGTGAAACTTTCTTAGTTGGCGCTAAAAAGAAGCGCGAAGCTGAAGAGTTGACCCAAAGTGATATTGATAAGGTGTTATCTAAAATTGAGAAGCAAGTCGGTGGGGTTATTCCGAGCGCAAATACGGTATTACATTAAGGAATTATGATATGGCGAAAGATGCTAAGAAAAGACCATACTACGTTGACAATAAGAAGTTCTTTGCGGCGATGTGTGAGTTCAAGACCTCGGTGAATGAGGCAAAGGATGCGGGTCAATCTCGCCCCGTGGTTCCAAACTATGTTGCCGAGTGTATCATGAAGATCGCCACTCATCTTTCATACAAGCCAAACTTCATTAACTACACATTCAGGGATGAGATGATATCAGACGGCATTGAAAACAGCCTTCAGTATATCGACAACTTCAACCCAGAGAAGTCTAAGAATCCTTTTGCGTATTTTACTCAGATAATCTACTACGCATTCCTCCGTAGAATTCAGAAAGAAAAGAAGCACCTCTATGTTAAGATGAAAGTGTCCGACCATCTGAATGTTCTTGGTGATACTGCCGATACTCAGGGTCATGATTCTGGCAGAAACTTTAATGATGATGTCAAGTTTAGTGAGTGGACTCAAGAATATATGAAGGGGTTTGTTCAGGACTTTGAAGAAAACAAAAGACGCAAGGTTAAGAAGCGCAGAACTGTAGAGGAAAAGTAATGAAGGTTGGTTTCACATGTTCTACCTTTGATTTACTGCATGCTGGTCATGTACAAATGCTTCGTGACGCCAAAGATCAATGCGACTATTTGATCTGCGCGTTACAGGTTGATCCTAGCGTTGATCGAGCTGAAAAGAACGCACCAATCCAAACTATTGTTGAGCGTTACACTCAGCTGAAGGCGGTTGGTTATGTTGACGAGATTATCCCATACGGAACTGAAGAGGATCTATTGGATATCCTGTCACTATATCATATTGACATCAGGGTACTCGGCGAAGAGTATCGCGATAAAGAATTTACCGGCAAGGATATCTGCCGCAAGCGTGACATTGATTTATATTTTAACAAACGTGACCATAGATTCAGTTCTAGCGGTTTAAGGGAACGTGTTTGTGAGGTGAAGAAATGAAGATTGCGTTAGTAACTGACACACACTTTGGCGTTCGCAATGACAGCGTCAAGTTCCTAGATTACTTTGATCGGTTCTACAGCAACCACTTCTTCCCTGAGATTGAGAAGCGTGGTATTGATACTATTATTCACCTTGGTGATATTGTAGACCGCAGGAAGTATATCAACTATGTGACCTTGCGCCGGATGAAAGAAATGTTTATCCAACCCTGTGAAGACAAGGGTATGGATTTACATGTGATTGTTGGTAATCATGATGTCCCTTTCAAGAATACCAATGACGTGAACTCAATGAATGAGTTGTTTGATAACGCGAACTTCAAGTATTACTCTGAGCCAACTGATATTACTTTGGGCGGTCATGATATTATGATTATGCCTTGGATTAATAATGAGAACTATGCTCAGGCAATTCAGGCAATGGCAGATTCACCTGCTCAGGTATTGTTCGGTCACCTTGAGGTTGCTGGCTGTCTGATGGATCGCGGTAATATGAACGAGCATGGTATGAAGATTAGTGACTTCTCGAAGTTTGATCTCGTATGCTCTGGTCACTTTCACCATAAGTCTACCACCAAAAATATTGAATATCTCGGATGCCCATACGAATTGACTTGGGCTGACTATGGCGACCCGAAGGGTTTCCACATATATGATACTGAAACTCGTGAACTTGAGTTTGTTCGCAACCCATATTCTATGTTCAACAAGATCTTCTATAATGAAGGTAGCAAGACTATGGAAGAAGTTCTTGATGTTGAGTTTGACGGGTTTGCTGATACATATGTCAAGGTCATTAAGCAGAACTCCAATAATCCATATTGGTTTGACATGTATATCGACAAGCTGTATAAATCAAACCCAACCCACATTCAAATAGTTGACGATCACATGAACCTTGATATTGAGGAAGATGATGACATTGTCAATGAAGCTGAGGATACAATCACCATTCTTTCTAAGTATGTTGATTCCTTGGCGGATAGCGTACCAAAGAAAAAACTTGACAGTTTGGTTCGTTCGTTATATAATGAAGCATTGACCATAGAATGAGGGTATTGATATCGTTAAGTTTACTGAAGTTTCTTGGAAGAACTTCCTATCAACAGGCAACGTCAAAACAGTAGTACAACTGGATAGATCACCAAGTACAGTCATAACTGGCGAGAATGGCGCAGGTAAGTCTACCATTCTTGATGCTTTGACATTGGGTCTGTTTGGCAAGCCATTCCGGAATATTAAAAAGCAGCAGCTGATCAATACCATCAACGACAAGGGTCTTGAGGTTGAGATCAAGTTCTCGATAGGCAGTACCAACTATCTAGTCCGAAGAGGTATGAAGCCGCATTGCTTTGAGATATTCAAAAATGGTAACCTGATTGACCAACCTGGAAGCGTTCGTGATTATCAGTTATATCTAGAGACGCAGATACTCAAGCTGAACTATAAGTCCTTTACCCAAATTGTCATATTGGGTAATGCGTCATTCACTCCATTCATGCAGTTATCTACGCGTGACCGCAGAGAAGTTATTGAAGACCTTCTAGATATCCAGATATTCTCCACAATGAATATGTTATTGCGGGATAGGAATTCTGATAATAAGCGTTCGTTGACTGACATCAATTACAATATTGACCTCACGAATGATAAGATAGATGTTCAGCAGCAATATCTCCTAAAACTACAATCAAATATACAGAAACAGGTGAAAGACCTCAAAGAGAATATTGAGGACTATAAGGGACGTGTGGTGGACTCCAAATCCTTACAGAGCTCTTTGTCTGATGAAGTTGATACGTTGTTAGCCTCCATCTCTACTAAAGATAAAACAACAGCGAAATTCCAAAAGATTAACTTCTTACTAGAGAAGCTGAAGGATAAGTCGCTCAAGGCTGAGAAGCGTGCGGACTTTTATGACAACAATGATAACTGCCCAACCTGTGAACAGGTAATTGCCCTTGAGGTTAAGGCTGAGAAAATACAAAAGACTCAGCATATAATTGATACAACTTCAGATGCTATCGGTAAGTTGACCACCGAGCAGGTTGATTTGAATGATGAATTGAATCGAGTCAATCAAGTACAGATAGCGGTACAGAATAATCAAAACAAGCTGAGAGATTGTAGTACAGAGATTGATATGTTTGTTCGTACCATTAAAGAGCAAGAGAAAAAGATCGAGCGGATTGGTACAGATAACACCAATGATACTGTTTCAGATAATACGCTATCCGAATTGAATGGCGATATGAAGTTGCTCGAAGCAAACAAAAAGAAGCTGGTTGAGCGCAGAGAAGTTTATGAAGTTGCTGCTGCTATGTTGAAAGACGGCGGGATTAAGTCTAAGATCATTAAGCAGTATGTTCCAATCATGAACAAGTTGGTTAACAAATACCTTGCCTCTCTCGATTTCTTTGTAAACTTTGAATTGGACGAGGAATTCAATGAAATTATTAAAAGCCGTCACCGTGATGAGTTTTCTTATGCTAGTTTCTCCGAGGGAGAAAAGACTCGTATTGACATCGCCTTACTTCTTACATGGCGTGCCATTGCCAAGCTGAAGAACTCGACCAATACCAACCTGCTAATTCTGGATGAGGTGTTTGATAATTCGCTTGACCTTACTGGTACTGATGAGTTGACCAAACTCTTGAATGATATGTCAGATACAAATGTGTTTATCATTACCCACACAAAGGGTGATGTGTTGGTAGATAAGTTCCGTAGTCAGATACGGTTTGAGAAAGTTAAATCATTCAGCAGGATAGCGCCATGAAATTAGTAGAGAAGTATGATCCAATACTATCAACCCCAACTGAGAAGTTTGACTTTGATAACCCCCAGATGGATCCGATTGAATTGTTTGAAAACCTTCGGGACGCTATGGTCGCCAATCGCGGCATGGGACTAGCTGCTCCTCAGGTTGGGATACCGCTATCTGTATTTGTTATTGGTCACCCTGATGATCCTGATAACATTATACCAGTATTCAACCCAAAGATTGTTTCCCATGACGGCGAGGTATCTGAGGAAGAGGGATGCCTTTCTTTTCCTGGATTATTCGTTAAGGTTACTCGGCCAGCAATCGTGAGAGCACGGTATACAACACAGCACGGTGAGACTGATACTATTAAGTTTGGTGGATTCACTGCTAGGGCATTCCTACATGAATATGATCATACGATTGGTCGTACTTTTCTGACCAGAGCAAGCAACCTTTCCATCGAAAGGGCTAAGAAGCAGAAAAAGAAGTTAGATGCTACGAGGGCAAGAAATAGCTTGACATTATCATCACAATGAGTTATACTGATAAGATGATATGGGTTTTTATGATGTGTTGGCTACAAGGCACCATAGATAATGATGATAATCTTTGGGGTGTTCTTTGGTCTTTGCGTCGGATTGAAAGTCAAAAAATAATTATTATGGATAAGTGAATGAGAATTGTTGTTGCCGGTATGGGCGCTGTTGGTAATGCCGTTTATGCTTCCTTGGATAAACATCCAAATATTAATGTGGTTTGTGACGACCCAGCTATGGGCAAGCATAATGAAGATTTAAATGTTGATGGGGTTGTTGTCTGTGTTGCTACTCCTCAGGCTGAGGACGGCTCTTGCTATACACAAAACATAGAAGATGTCTTTGAGAAGTATGGTGATACCAAATACCTCATTAAGTCTACTATTAATCCAATGTTTGTCGCTTCGCGCGATGAGCAGATTACTGTTTCGCCTGAGTTTCTTCGGGGAACTATCGGCGCTGATCCCACTAAAGAATTCCTAGAACAAGAGTTCTCAATCTTTGGCGGCGAAGATGCTAGGTTTTGGCATGAGATATTTAAGCCAGTTCTTCCTAATCTTAAAGTCGTGCGATATACTACAGCCGAGCAAGCAGCATTTGCCAAATATGTATTAAACACATTCCTAGCGACTAAGGTCGGTTTCTTCAATGAGATGTATAAAATCTATGAAGGTTTAGGATACACTGGGTTTGATACCATGGTTGAGTCTATCTGTAATGATCCGCGAGTTGGTCATTCCCACACACAAGTTCCTGGACCAGATGGGCAGTTTGGTTTCGGTGGTCACTGTTTCCCTAAAGATATATCCGCTCTCACAAATATAGCAAATTCAGTTGGTGTAAATACCCCTGTTCTAAATAACATTGTTATTGCTAATGCGGAGGATAGAAAATGAAGATATTATTTATGGGATTGCCTGGAGCGGGTAAAACATATTTGGCAGAAAGGGTTTCTGAGGAACTGGGGTTGGCTTGGTATAATGCTGACGCAGTTAGAACCATGGCTAAAGACTGGGACTTCAGTAACGAAGGGCGGGTTCGCCAATCTCAACGTATGCGCACCTTTGCTGACTTTGAGAAGTCAAATAATCGATCTGTGATCTGCGACTTTGTTTGCCCGACCCAACAAACCCGAGATGAGTTTGGCGCTGACCTTACTGTTTGGGTCAATACTATCACCGAGGGTCGGTACAAAGATACGAATAGTATATTTGAACAGCCGAAAGAATTTGACTTTTGTGTTGAATTCAGGTATAATGATTCTCAAGTTAAGGAATTATGTGAAAATATACAAGCGAGGATAAATCTATGACAGAGGTAGTTACAGCAAAAGAGTGGCTGAACTGTGAAAGTCAGCTGGGCGAATATATGACTGATGCTGATTATGACGTATTGGTTGATTCTGATATGGATTTCTATGCTCCGCCTACATTTGGTGAGCAGAACAACGAAAGTAATGTCATCTTCAAGTATAGAAGAAATGTGTTCACTACCGAAGAGCAGCAGGGCGCATATGATGGTTTGGTCGAAGCTGCCCAACCAACCCAGAACCGTGGATTAGCTGCTGGCGCAACTCGCGGTAAGCAGGGCGGCGCAACTGACGAATCTAAGGGTGGTCGCGACTGGGTTACTGCGTGTCACCTAGAAGTTCTTGATCACTATATGAACGAGCGCCAATCACTATTTGATGACGGCGGAGTTGATGCTATACTCGAGAAGCATAAAGATTCAGCTGCTGATGATACTCGTGGTATGGTATGGTTGAGAAATAAAGTATCTGACGCTGGGTACAACTATTCTACATTCTTTGACTCCAAGGTATCTGAGTGGAAAGGTATGTCATCTGCTGATGCTGCTAAAGATGCGACCATAGTTCGTAAGACTTACATCTCAGATACAACCTATGCCAACGCAGTTAACTCTGGTATCGCAGGTTTCTTTGACCGATACCCTAGAATTCCATTCGGTCGAGCAACGGCATATACTGATAACCACAGAGAACGCTATGAGAAGTGCTATCCATTTATGCGCAAGTTGTCTGACAAGTTTAAGCAGTATATGCCTGTGCGTTTTGCTATACAAGATACCTGTTCCAGAAAGATTGATTCGCGGTTTCTAGTTGCTGGTAATGATACACCGTTCACCACTGTTACTGTCAATAAGAATTTCCGAACTGCTGCCCACCGCGATGCGGGTGACTTACATGAAGGGTTCTCGAACCTGACTGTTGTTGCTAAGGGTGACCAACAATGGACTGGTGGGTATTTGGTGCTTCCTGAGTTTCGGGTTGCTATTAATATCCGTCCAGGTGATTTGCTACTTATCAACAACCACGCCGGTATTCATGGCAATACCGAACTGCTCCCGCCAGAAGGCAAGACCCTAGCAGATATGGAGCGAATAAGTTTAGTTTGCTATTTCAGAGAAAACATGCTAAAATTGGGTAGCTGGGAATACGAGTCTCTCCGTAAACAGTTTGTTGATGACCGCAGAACTAATAAAGAGCATCAATTATGGAAGCATCTTTGGAATGGCGTCAGTCCTAGTATGTGGGGTTCTGACGAATGGTATGTCTACCTAAAAGAAAAGGGTGGGCATGATATGTTAGCAAAATACCACCCAGAAGCACTTGAAGAGAAAACATCACTGGAGAGTTTCTTTTGATAGTTATAACAGGTGCGTCAGGTTATATTGGTTCTGTCCTAACGAGTAAGATGACAGCGCTCGGTTATGATATTGATACATGGGATATTCGTCAGCCGATGGAGACCCCCATGGAAAACGTCAAGTGTGTTGTACACTTGGCGGCATTGGTAAGAGTAGGGGAAAGCGTAAAGCGCCCATTAGATTATTATGATACAAATGTGACTGGCACTTTGAATGTCATCCGTGCGTTTCCTAATGCTAAGATGGTGTTTGCATCCACGGGTGCAGCGTTTTCCCCAAACTCTCCTTATGGGCATTCTAAGGTAATGGCTGAGCAAATAATTAAGGATAGTTGTGAGGAATATACTATATTCCGTTTCTATAATGTCGGCGGTGGTACGCCAACTAATCCCGAAGGGTTGCCGGCATCGATTAAAGCATCCCATGATTCTGGGAAGTTCACTATCTATGGCATTAATTATGATACTAAAGATGGTACCTGCGTTCGTGACTATATACACATTGATGACATAACAGATGCTATTGTTCGGGCGGTTAATGCCGATGCTGCTATGACTGATTATGAACCGCTCGGCTCTGGTAAATCATATACTGTTGAGGAGTATGTTGACGCATACCAAACCAAGTATGGGTACTGTATGTTCAATGTAGAATATGGTGCTCGCCGAGAAGGCGACATGGCTGTATCCGAAGTTCCATTTGTATCAAAATTTATGACACCAACCAAAACACTTGAAGAGATTGTATAATGAAGATTAATATTGCTATTCCGTCATATAAGCGAGCAACCACCCTGCGTGATAAAACTGCCGCTCTACTTTCGTCATTTAACGTACCTGCTGAATTGGTAACTGTCTTCGTCGCTAACGAAGAAGAAAAGGTAAACTACCAAGAAGCATTGAAGGATTCACCATATAGTGGTAACATTGTTGTTGGTGTTGTTGGTATGGGCGCTATCCGAAACTATATTCGTGATCATTATGCTGAGGGTGAGTTTATTGTCAATCTAGATGACGACTTGACTTCATTCAAAACTAAAGATCCTGCTAACGAAAAGAAGTTTGGTGAAGTTGTGGACCCAATCAAAGAAGTGTTTGAGCCAATGTATGATGCTATGTTTGACAATAACAATTCACTATGTGGCGTATATGCTGCGTCAAATCCGTTCTTTATGAGTTACAAGACCAAGGTTGGTTTGTATTACTGTATCGGTTCCTGCTGGGGCAGTATCAATTCTCACGATAAAGACTTATATGTACAGCTTGACGATAAGGAAGATTTTGAGCGTACACTACAGCACTATGTAAAAGATGGCTCGGTTAGTCGTCTAGATAATATCACTGTCATTTCTAAGTATTACACTGAGGATGGCGGTATGCAAGTTGAAAGAACTGTCGAGCGTATTGATATTTCAGCTGATGCTTTGGTAGAGCGTTATCCTGATCTGTGTACCAAGTATGTTCGAGAAACTACAGGTCATGCTGAGCTGCGATTGAAAGATCGATCGGGCGGTAAGTATGACAAGAGCGGTAACTCGCTCGAAGGTTTCTTTTAACTTAAAGAATTTGTAACAATGTTTTGTTATAAATAAATGCGGATGTCCAATAATGGAATCCTACAATTACCTTGCTATAACACTAGGAGGTCGAAATGACTAAAAACGCAATAAAAGGTATGCATGTCCCACGCTCACTATTCCTTGGTTTCGAACATCTATTTGATGAACTCGAAAGAATCCATGGAGCAGGGAGATCCCAAGATAATTATCCCCCACACAACGTAGTCAAGGTTGACGACGAGAGGTTTAACATTGAGATGGCAGTTGCCGGATTCTCGATGGATGATCTTGATGTGACGGTTAAGGATGGGATCTTGGTGGTGAAAGGAAATCCTCTAGATTCACTAGAACGGGAGTATATCCATAAAGGTATATCGTCACGCAAATTTGAGAAAAGCTTCCGCATCTCCGAATTTGTGGTAATTGATGGTGCCGACTTGAAGGACGGACTGCTCGTGGTTAATGCCAGAGTCGAAGTTCCTGAAGAGCGGAGACCCAGGAAGATCGCGATAAGATCTACTGGGCATCAAGAATAGAATATCATTCTGAAGTGAACCGGTAGACTGTTAACTCAATCTACTGGAGATTATCAATGAAAAATATTGATTTGAAACAGATCGGACTCGCAGCTGAAGCGTTTATATTAGTGGCATGTATCAATTTAATTGCTCCTATTGTTATTATCTCGCAACTGCTGTAAGATCCTATCAGCCAAGGGGGAGGCTTAAATCCCCCAACTCTTATTCTTTTTGGTTATATCCTTATACCGAAATACTATAAAAAAAGCTAAATTAGTTCTTGACAACTATGCCTCAATGCAGTACAATAGCGGTATAAATTGATAAGGGTATGACATGAATTTAGCTTCTAAAGAAATCCTCGCTCGCTTGCTCGCTACTGAGAACATCACAGTTAGCCACGGTCGCGTGCAAACTGCCTCGTTTAACGTGCGTGATCGCATCCTGACTCTCCCTATGTGGGAAGATATGCAGGGCGATACTTATGATCACTTGGTTGGTCATGAAGTTGGTCATGCCTTATATACTCCCGAAGCTGGCTGGCACGAAAGTGCTTCCAAGAAAGGTCCAGTTTATCGCGGGTTCTTGAATGTTATTGAAGACGCTCGTATCGAAAAAATGATTCAGGCTCGTTATCCTGGACTTCGCCGTTCGTTTATATCTTCATATAAGCGTATGCTTGCTGATGGGTTCTTCGGCGCTGACCTTGAGACTATCAATACTTATGGCCTGATTGACCGAATCAATACTTACTTCAAGTGCGGTCGATCTGCTGGCGTTCGTATCGAGAAGTCTGAAATGGTTTGGATTAATGAGATCGAGAATCTAGAGACTTGGGAACAGGTTGTTGAATTGACTGATCGCTTGTATGATTATGTATTAGCTGATCAAGCTGTGCGTGATGAGGAAATTGCTGAAGAGATGAGCCTCCCCGAAAATCAGGAAGAAGATGAGGACGAGTTAGATAGCTATCCTGACTATGATCAAGACGGCGAAGAGTCCGATACGCAAACTGATGGCAACGGCGCTGAACCTTCTAGCGAAGAATCTGATGATGACCAGCAAGGTGAGGAAGAAGGTGCCGGTGGCGTTGATGATTCTGACGAAGACGGTGATGAGGAATCTGAAGGTGAGATTAGCGGGAACGGTGCTGCGGGAACTTCTGGTGGTAGTGACCTCCAGCCAAAAACTGATCAGCAGCTACGCCAGTCTATTGCTAACGAACTTGGTGGCGCTTCTGATATTGCTTACAGTAACATTACTCTTTCTAATGAATGTGTTAAGAATCGTATCGTTTCCTACAAAACAATATCTAATTCTAATGACTGGATGGGCACTGATGTTAACACTGGTGATTATTCTTCCGACCTTCAGGCTGCTGATAACATAAAGGGTCTGAAGATTGGTAAGGGGATGTATGAGAAATTCCTTCGTGATAACAAGAAGTCTATCAACTACATGGTCAAAGAATTTGAAATGAAGAAGTCGGCTTCTGCCTACTCCCGTCAAACTATTTCTAAGACTGGTGTGATTGATTCCCTGAAGATGAATTCTTACCAGTACAGTGACGATATCTTTCGAAAGATTAGTGTTACTGAAGACGGAAAGAGTCACGGTATGATCATGTATGTTGATTGGTCTGGCTCAATGTCTAATGACCTTCAGGCGACTATTGACCAGCTGCTTTGTCTTGTACACTTCTGTCGTCAAGTGAGCATCCCTTTCCGCGTATATGCCTTCAGTGATCAAGGTTTTGATATTTATCAATCCCCTCACCAAGAAAACACCACTTCTTACAAAGATTCGTTTAAACTGCTTGAGTTCTTTAATAGTGACATGAAGAGAAGTGAGTTTGTTAAGATGTCCCAAATCGTTCTGACTATTGCTAAGAATATGTCTGGCGGTTACTGGGGCAGGAATGGATGGCAGTGCCATCGTAACATGCTACTGGGCGGGACTCCTCTTGATGATGCTATTGTGGCTGCGATGAAAGTGCATGAACTGTTCCAGTCTAAGTATAAAGTTGACATCGTGAATACTATATTCTTGACTGACGGCGATAGCCACGCCATTCATACGACTACCCGACCGGAAGGTAGATACGCTGAGAGAATTACTAGCTTGTATGATTCGAGAGGAGCGTTCAGGGTTCTCTATATCACTGATCCTGTGACCAAGAAGCGTCATCGTTGTGTTGGTCGAAATGGCATTCAGACTGCTGTTCTGTTGAGGATGTACCGCGAGCGAACTGGGTCAACCACTATCGGGTACAGGATTGTCCCTCAAGGAGCTCGTCATTTTGCTCAAAGCATGCCTGGGATTATTGACTACAACGTGGCGTACGACCTTCACCGTGAACTGAAGAAAGATAAGTTTGTTGTTCTTCCTTCTTCGCTTGGTTACGATAAGTGCTATGCTATCGCTGGCGGTAAGAACCTTGAAACTTCTAACGGCGCTATTGAGGTTGAGAGTGATGCTAGTAAAGCCAAGATCCGAACTGCCTTTAAGAAAGCCAATTCTTCAAGGAAAGGATCCCGAAAAATGCTGAGCGACCTGATCTCTATGGTCGCTTAGTCATTCGCCAAACGAATACCGACTATAATTAAAAGTAATGACAAAATGCTTTACATTGTTATGAATATCTAGTATAATAGCTGTATAAATTGAGAACTGAGAGAGAATTATATGAATGTTGATACTTTGAAAACTTCTTTGGTTGAGCGTTACGGTAACATCGCGATGACTCCTGCCCAGATTAAAGATATGGCGCGCGAACTTGATATGGTTGCCCCAAACTCATTCTTTAAGAAAGATCTTCGCGTTGGTCATGGATTATATGTACTTCCAGGGTCTGCCGTTTCTGCGCCGATTTCGGCTGTAACTCCTGCTCCTGCCCCTGCGCTTGAGCCGAATAAGCTAGTTGCTGACTTAAACATTAAGACCAATGCCTTCAGCGAAAACCTTGTTCCCGCAACTGATCCCTTGTTTGTTCCTTTCGGCAACTTCACGACTCTGAAGAAAATCATTAAGTCGGATATGTTCTATCCTACTTTTATCACTGGCCTTTCGGGTAATGGTAAGACCTTCTCGGTTGATCAAGCGTGTGCTCAATTGAAGCGTGAAGTTATCCGTGTCAACTTCACTGTTGAGACTGACGAGGATGACCTGATTGGCGGTTTCCGTCTTGTCGAAGGCGAGACTCGTTTCTTCAAAGGTCCAGTTATCAAAGCCATGGAGCTGGGTGCGGTTTTGCTCCTTGATGAAATTGACTTGGGCAACCCTGCTAAGATTATGTGCTTACAGTCTATTCTCGAAGGTAAGGGATATTTCATCAAGAAGACTGGCGAGTATATTCAGCCTGCCGCTGGGTTTACTGTAATCGCTACTGCTAACACCAAGGGTAAAGGTTCTGACGATGGTCGCTTTATCGGTACTAATGTGTTGAACGAAGCGTTCCTTGAGCGTTTCCCTGTGACTGTTGAGCAAGAGTATCCTACTCCTGCTGTTGAGAAACGTATCTTGAAAGCTGTCTTTGCTGACTTGGAGTTATCTGACGTTGAGTTTATTGACAAGCTGACCGACTGGGCTGACATTATTCGTAGGACTTTCTTTGACGGTGGTATTGACGATTTGATCTCGACTCGTCGACTGGTTCATATTGCCAAAGCCCATAAGATATTCGGTGATCGAATGACTTCGATTGATATGTGTATTAATCGTTTCGATGAAGATACCAAGTCTTCATTCCGCGACCTCTACTCTAAGATTGATGCGGAAGTTGTTCCGGAAACTGATGATGTGCGTAGTTCTCTTGAAGAATATGTGGACTCTCGGCTTGGTGGCTCCATGGCCTCGCAAACTGCCGGTATTCCCGCCAAACCACCAACGGCATATTCTCCGTCACAAAATTCATATGCCGACTCCTTTTAATAGTTGACTTTTCCCCCAATATGATATATAATAAATTA